ATGTTGTTCCAGCGTGGTCTCCTTGAGAAACCAAAACGAAGTCGCCGCTTTCGACTTGACCAGCAATGCTGTTATCAAAGTCGGTGGCACGGGTGAGCTTAAATTTGGAACCTCCAGAACCAAGACTCGTTACGGTATATATGCCGTTTTCAACTGGGTTTGTTCTTCCTGAAAAAAGAATTCGGTCGCCCACGATTACTGTTGCGCCGCCAACTACAGAAAGAGCACCATTAGCGTTTGCTTCTATGTAGGCACCAATACCCAAACCTTCACTTTGGTCTGCCGTCCCAGCAAAATAGGTACTTGAACCCATCGAGTCTTGAACCGTCACTACTGTTGCGTGTGCATTTTGCGCACCAGCAGGACCAGTAGCCCCAGTGACCCCGGTGACTCCATGTGTCCCCGTTACGCCTGTTGGACCGGTTGCACCCGTAACGCCCGTAACCCCAGTGACTCCAGTAACCCCAGTGACCCCAGTGACGCCGTCTGGTCCTGTTGCTCCCGTAACACCAGCGCCTGTTGGACCAGTTGAACCAGTAACGCCAGTAACGCCAGTAACGCCATTGACACCGGTTGCCCCCGTAACTCCGGTAACTCCCGTAACTCCAGCACCAGTTGGACCCGTTGGGCCGGTGGAACCAGTTACACCTGTAGGACCAGGAGTATTAACCCCAGCCACAAGAGTCCATTTCCCGCCAGAATAGACCCAAGTCTTATCGCCAACGGTGAAAGTATCACTATTTACGGGTGAATTAGGAAAATCTATGGCAGCCATTAAACCTCAAATTTGTTGCTACAAGTTGTCTTTACTGCAAGTATAGAACCTATTTTCCCGCAGTTCTAGAAATGAGGGTGGTTCATGGAAACCTAAACAACATATTACTACAACATATGAATAATCCGCCTAAGCATGCGGGAAAAACCATACCCCTCCAATTTTTGAGACAATGTTTACCCTATTTTAAAGAATACCAACCGTCTTCCCAGAGGGTCAATAGTTTTGTAAAATACTCTTCATACATGACGGCAACGACTTCCAGGCTGTACTTCGAGAATGCCAATTCGTGGATTTTCTTACGGTCAAGGTCCTTCACCTTTTCGGTAGCTTCCATGAACTCCTTAAGGGTGCGGCATCTATATCCGTTGAAACCATTTACAACAAGTTCCGTGAATGCTCCCCAGTCAGTTGTAATAGTCGGAGTACCGCAGGCATGCGCTTCAGGGACAACGCTTCCAAATGGCTCGACATACAGCGTTGGGGCGAATGATGCAATTGCGCCACCAAACAGCTTGGCTCGTTCTTCTGCTCCGACCACACCAACATATTCCCCATAGGACGGAATGTTTCCCTGTCCTGCAATGATGAGACGTTTACCCAATCGCTCGCACACCTCTTCGGCAATCTGATAGCCCTTACGTTCGGTGAGACGACCCATGAATAAGTAGTAATCTTCTGGTTCCGCACTGAATGGAAACCGCTCCATTTCAAAGTATGAAGGGATGACGGTGTCGAAGAAGTTCCCGTCTAACGATGCGGCATTACTTGTGGATGTCCCATAGATTGTGTGCATCCAAGCGTATGATTCAAACACTCTAAACTTGGCAAATGTCCCTGGGTAGCCAATACCGAACTCAACGAAAGTAAGCGCTGGAAGAGCATCCGCAATTTGCTTATGGGCGAGTCCACCGATACTGCAGATAAAGTCTTCTTTTTCCGACCGTTCCTGGATTGCCCTAACTACGTTGTCGTTGAATTTTTTCCAGTGCGGCAACGAATAGTCAAAAGATGCCATTGTGTAATGATTCCCACCAAGCGACTTAAGTCTTTCTTTTTCAGTTATGCACGTAATATGCTCATCACACGGAGCCTCATTATCTTCGCCTGCATACAGATAAACGGTATGCCCTAAAGATTTCATCATCATGCAGAATTTACGTACTTTTTCCGTGAAAGCACAAGCCGTAAAATCTAGTGTTGTATTTGTATGTGGCAAACTAACTACGTGAAAACGCATGAATTTCCTCTACTTGTAGACGGCCAGAACAACACTATCAACACATTCGTGAACTTTTGATGTTGCAAACACCTTGTAATTAAAACCTTTACCATCAAAATAATCGGTGAACTGGCTTACTCGTTGTTCCCAACTATCCATGTTGTAATTCCCAAACAAGATGTCCTCAATCATGTAGATTCCACCCTCGGAAACAAGGTCAAAAAGGTTTTCAAAAGTATTGATGGAAAGTTCAAAAATATGAGATGCGTCGTCAAGGATGATATCGATTTGCGACGGAAGTGATTTACGCATCTCCATAAATGTCTCGACCTTGGATTGGTCAATAAAGAACGTTTCGATTATTCCACTCTTAAAAAGCAAATGTTTCTTAATGTCTGCGCCGTAGATTTTTGCTTCCGGGAACATCTGCTCCCACGCAAACAAATCCGTGCTACGGGTGTCTCCAAGAAAAAGACCGATTTCCAAAAAAGATTTTGGTGACATGCCGGACAATAGGTGTGAATACACATCCTCGTAGCCGTGATGCGAAGACTTATCCGAGCCAGCAACAGTGAACTCAAAGCCAAGTTTTTTAGAGAACTCTTCATCGTACGAATATTCTGTATGCAGCAAAATCATGTTAGAACCACCAGAAATGCTTGATAATTGAAAGAGATGCCAGAACAACCCACAATACGTTAAAAAGGATGATTGTGGGGAGTGTCTTCTTGGTGGATGTCCAAATAAGAGCAACGCTCGAGATGATGGCAAAGATGTAGAGCCACCAGAACTGCTTGCCAAGTAGCAAGCCGGGAAAGATGATGGCAATCTTGGTAGAAAATCCCCACGCCTCAACGGTGTTGACTCTTGTCCAGTAGTCCTTGGATGACATTGTTTTAATGGCTGTAATGATTTTATTATAAAACATGATTACTTTTCATTCGTTGGTGCTGATAGGCAGTTTCTCGGTCGGCAAAGAATAGCTGAAGACTACATCTTTTGACAGGTGCTGCACTAGTAATCATTGATACATGATGGGGTATCTGTCCCTTTGCAACAACGGCGGTATTGAATTCTGGAACATACCCTTTTAAGTTTTTATCTTCCATATATATGAATAAACCTCCCCAGTTTTTGTCCCATGACTCATTTAGGTAGATGGAGACATTTATTGGTGAGTAATCTTCATGCCAGCCAATCTGGGAATGAATAGGCATTGAATAAAACATTGGAAATGGGATACATAAATCCATTTCTTTGACTTCAGGGACAAATAAACTCACCTCTTCTCTGAGGTTTTCTTCAAATTGTTCAAGACTTGCCATCGTTATTGCGGCCGAACCTTCAGTGAGTTCTTTGTTCCACATCGTATTTTCTCGCCAAATATAATCAAACGAATTCTGGGAAATATACTCGTGGATTTCACTCAACAAAGAAATAGATAAAACATTTTCATGCCGTTCTATGGTTCCCATGCCTACTTCCAGACCACTGTTTTTACATGACCAAGACGGATGGTGGTGTCAAGCATGGGTTTGAATCCTGCTTCATGTGCACGGATAAACCATGATGCATCCTCGCTTGTCTCAAAGGTTTTTTCCCCAGTCGATGGATTGTGAACTTCCTTGTTTGAAAAGTACGGCACCTCCATTTCACCAAACACCCCTCTTGATATGCAAACAAACCCAAATCCGCTTGTGTAGATACCTACGTATTCAGGGAGACTATCTAGTTCTTCTAATAAGAAAAAAGATGGGGAATTTGATATAGGGCTTATTGCCAGTGCGCAAGTTTCGGTTGCATTGCTTCCAAATTGTTTGGTAGAACTTAGTTTGCCATCCGAACTGACGTGATAAGAGCCGACGGTAATTGGGTGTGGGGAGGAGATGATTTTGGCAAAATCTTCTACCGTCCATTGTATGTCACTGTCTATCCATAACATTTTGTCATACGCTAGTCGTGATATGCGAATTTGCTCGACCATAATTTCGCGTAATTGGCCAACGTGTGAGCCGGCAGCCGTGTGTATGTCAATGTTGATATTGTTTTCATAACCAAATTTGAATGTTTGACACAAAGAAGCAACATACTCTGGGGTGTATGACTGTGCGGGGGTCATGATTAGCACCCGGCGAACATTATTCATCTTCTGTAAACTTTGTTTCTGGAGTAATAAATGAATCCTCATCAATCAAGTTGATGTTTTGGACAGGCTCAATCGAACAGTTGATAAATTCACTGATAATCCACAGACCCTGATGCGGGTACTGCCATGTGGTTGGAAAAACTACAACCTTTCCGACTTCTGCGTTCACGGTCAATTCATGCATAGGGAAACGAGTTCCACCGCCATCCTGCACTGTATTTAGATAAACAACGACTGCAAGAATACGTTTGATACTGCCATCACCATGCGTTTCAATCCACGGAACAGCATCGCAATGCTGCCTGTAGTAGCCAGCATTTCGTTCGTAGCGCTGAATCCTAAAACCCGTAGATTGGACATTTGGCGCTTGCCATAGCTCTCGGTACTGCTCAATGTAGTCAGCAACGCACGACCAAACGATGGTGTCAAACGAACTGCATATCTCAAAATATTTTTTATAATGCCTTAATTCTGGCGTGTATTGCTCATCATTCATAAATGATGTATCCATGCACCTCTTCATGTATGGATTGTAACCACCGATGGTCGGACCAGCAGAAAACAGTGTATTAAAATCTTCCGTCAAACATGAAACCAATTCTTTACATAATTCTGCGTCTAGGACATTTTTGTATTCAGCAATACCAGAAACTAACCCGAGTGGAAAATGCCGTTCTATCTGTCCCATGCCCTCTGCTCCCTTTTGTATTTACCTTTTCTCCAATCATTCAATGGGGACCATGGTCCACCAAATCCTCGACTCCTATGTAGTGAGTGAAGTCCTTGGTCGCCAAAGATAATGGAATCGGTATTTTCTTTACGCTTGACCACTATTAGCTGTGCTATTGGTGTTCCTTGTTTGAGATAGAAAGGTTCTTTGGTTTTGACATTTAGAACAACATTGACAGTGTGATAATAATCCGTATTGACTATCCCGGGGACAACATCAAACTCTGGCTGTGGGTTAATTAAAGAACCAACAATAAGAACAGAGTAGCCTTTTGCCGTTCTGAATGAGAAAGGGTTAACAAGTTTTAAGAAGTTTGTTTTCTTTACCGAATCATCTCGGCGTTCAGTGTATGGGCAATCACCGGTTTGCTCATAGGTGAACGGGTCAATGCGACCAGCAAGGTCACTTTCTGATTCTGGCACTAAATTGAATTCAGCCTGAATCAACGAGCCATCTGGTGAGAGTCGGCACCTAAGGTCTGCCCACAATGGGATTGTGATTCCCGTGTACATTAGGTCTGTTGTTCCAGGACAAAATTTAATATTCTTGTCATCTGGTAGTTTATTGACCCACCATTCTTTGCTATTTTTATTAATGAACGGTTGAATTTTTTCAACGTCCAACATTGAATTGGACTCAGGCATTATGAGAATTTGGTTTGGTTTTAAGTTTGGAACTTGACCAACCCGGTTTAAACCTGATAGGTGTGAGATTCCTTTATTTTTTGAATATTTCATGGTGTTTGATTACTCGTTCTGTACGAAGGTAGGAATCACGTATTTGGGTAATCCTTGTCTTTGCTAATTCTAGTGTATTGTGCCTAATCAGGGCAAGACGTGAATTTTCTTCATCAACCAACCCCTGACCTTGGGCAACATGCCAAAAATGCGCAACCTGAAACAACTCATAACCATTCATGCCGTAGTAGTCGTTCCGTGAAGGGCTTCGCTCTTTCCATAGTTCCATCATATCTTCCAACATTGGCGGCCTAGGCATATCTGCTGCATCACGCCAAAATTGAGTGTCTCTTCTGTCGGATACATAATGTAATGCAATCATGGAGACCAAGTTTTGATGAAATTCGTCCATTATTTGGTTGTATCTTTTTATGGATGCAGAGTGATTGGGTGAATAGGAACCTAGAAACGTACACAATAAACGAGCCTGCTGAATGGCGGTAGAAATAGAAGTTGCCTCTAATGGCTCGATAAATGAACTTGCAAGTCCAATGGCTACACAATTTTTATGCCATTGAGTTTTTAGGAATCCTGAATCAAAATGAATAAATCTTGGGTTCTCTATGGGGTATCCAGTCATTTGTGACAATTCTTCCAAGACAGCCTCATCATCAATATGCTTAGATGAGTACACATACCCATTGCCCCTGCGGCTTTGTGTTGGTATCTCCCACACCCACCCAGAAGATGCTGCTCGGGCACGTGTGTATGGACGTATCTCGCCATTTGGGTCGGGGGGAGTTGGGAATGGGGATGCAGAATCAACCAGTAAATACTTCGAGTATGACTCCCATGCGTTGTTCCCAAGGGCACTCATTAGGACTCTTGATAAACCAGTTGCATCAATCCAGAAATCAGCAAAATACTCATTTTCCCCACACGATACAGAACCAATAAATCCGTTATCTTCTTTGATATTCAATTTGGTAACTTTGTCATCAATAACGCTTATCCCGCGTTTTTTGCAAAGTTCATGGAAATATGAATTTAGTTTAAATGTGTCAAAATGAAACTGATTTGTTTGTTTGTGAAATGACAGTCCTTCTGTTATTTCGTTTCCTTCTGCGTCAATTTGAAAAGGTTTCTGAATACAATTTTCTATAAATAGTGGGTGTGAAAATAAATTTGTTAACAGTTTGTCATTTGAATTAGCCCAGTCATAAACCGGAATCAAATCATTATGCAACTCATAGGAGGAAATACTATGAAAATACTTGGGTGTGTGATTTGTCCAACCCTCAAAATAGATTCCGTATTTATGCGTTGCTTCAGTTTCTTTGACGAGCTCGTCAATGTTTATGTCGCACAATTCGCAAAAAGTTCTCCAGTGTTCGGTCGAACCTTCACCAACCCCAATTATTCCTATTTTTGAAGACTCCAATATGGATACATCAAATACCGGCAAGAGTTTTTTTATTACTAGTGCGGCAATTAAACCTGCCGTTCCTCCGCCGACAATGTTGACTTGCATGCTAACTGAACCATGTCACAAAGGAATATTTGACATATGGAGAATTTTCCTCAACAGGAAGAGCAGAATGGCGATAGACGAAGTTGGATGGAAACAAAATTATTGAGCCAGCCTCGCAAGGAACCGTTAAATCAAGATGTCCAAAGTAAAGTTCGCCGCCAACAAAATCGTCACTCAACCATCCGACCAAACTTAACTGACGTTTGTTTTCCCAATGATAATCAATATGCGGTCGATACTCGGCTCCGCTTGGGTATTTTAATACTCTGTACCCCTCATCAGAACTGAGGTCCAGATTCCAGTGTTGTCGGTATTGGTGAACACATGCATTTATATGGCTAAATGCCATCTTCCATTTTTCGGAAACAGCATAAAGTCGATTGGTTTGCTGAACTTCGTCCGAGATTGGACCAAGGTGCATTTCTACGGAGCCCCTATAATTTGATATTTTTCCTTGGTCTGTTCCAGACATTTCCCACATTAAGTATGGCCAGTCTTGGGAGGACTCTTCTTCCAGCATGTCCTTGATTCCGGTAGGGTCAAAAACATTCCTATACAGAAAGACCCCTGGCGCTAGGTTTTCATACGGATATTCATTTGCTCCTTGAATATCTTCAATTGTCATGAGTTTCCCTCTGTGTGAGAATTAAATTCTTTGAGCAATAAATATTGTTCATTGTCTTTCCAGATAACCAACGAAAATTTTGACTCAAAACTTATTCTAACCATTAACTCAACGTAATGTTTTTCGAGATGATTTATTTTAAGTACGCTGTGCCCATTTGGTTCTCCGACAAGGTGGGAGAATAGTGTGAAAAATACATTTTTACCCAAATCAATAAAATCGTTATAATAAGAAAATTTTACAGTTGTGCCAACGGTCGCTATTTCCGGCTCCATTGTTAAGTAATGGATGGTTGGAATAGACAGGGGGATTGGTGAATCTCTATCGAACTTCAGGTTTGCTGTTCGTTCATTATCCCCGACCAGAATGGGCGCAGCATGCAGCCTTGAAAGTTTTTGTGCCTCAGCTAGGAATGTTTCGTCTGGGCAATATATAACCCTGTCCATCCGACAAAGACTACTCCAGTCCGGCGATTAGCGCAGAAACAGTTTTATAATTAGTGATATTTATTGCAAGATGAGCGGCTAAACTGGGGTCCAAGGATTCCACGGTTCCCAATGTATCCAAATCTACCGTGAAGGGGTCTTCATAACCTGCTTGAATTAGGCAGTTGGTGATGTTGCTTGCGAACCCAGACTGCGAACTTCTAAGGGCCATTAATTTTTGTTCGTCCGATATATCCAATGTTGCCATGATGCTCCTATGAGTTTATTAAAACCTTTGTTGATGAAGATAATGTTTGGGCTAAGTTCCATGAATCAGTAACGATGATAATACCACCATCTTTACCTGAAGCGCCAGCGTTGCCCGCTGTGCCCGCAAGTCCAGCAGCGCCATTGTTGCCTGGATTGCCCGGGTTCCCTGCAAGTCCAGCAGCGCCATTGTTGCCTGCGTTGCCCGCCGCACCCGCCGTACCAGCGTTTCCTGCCGACCCCCCTGCGCCGCCAGCAAGAGTGAAAGTATGGCTGACGGGTCCATGGCCTGCATTCAGTGTAGCGTTATGACCAGTATTAGGGTTATGTCCGGAGACGAACGTATGGGCCAAACCAATTGCAAAGTGAGCGACGTTTGAAGGAACGGAAAATCGCGGCCACGTTAGTGTGGAGGGAGCTCCGGTCCAATGGAAGGCATGGGACGTGCTTCGATGTGCATGTCTCGGGAAGATGGCCTGATTTGATTCGTTGGCGGGACGGCCGCCTTGGCCACCATATGTGCGCATGCTACTGTTCAATGCCGTTGGTCCAAAGCCGTGGTTTGCGGTGGAACCAGTGGGGTTTCCGGCGTTATGATGTCCATTGTCACGAGCGCTTACATAACCGTTACCTGCAGCACCAGTATTTCCTGCAGCACCCGCAGTGGCATTCCCTGCAACACCAGCTGTAGCTCCAGTCCCAATATTCCCCGCAGCGCCAGCGTTTCCAGATGTTGCTCCAGTTCCGATATTTCCAGCATTTCCTGCCACCCCAGATGTGCCGGATTGTCCAACGCTGATAATTGTTCCTGCACCAGAAATGGTTTTAGCGACAATCAGAACGATTGGCCCGCCCGCCCCTCCAACTCCATTGGAACCAGCATTCCCAGCATTACCTGGGTTTCCTGCCAAACCTTTGGGGCCATTGGTCCCAGAGTTTCCGTGATTACCTGCTGCACCGTTAGTACCTGGGTTTCCAACTCCGTTAGTGCCTCCGTTCCCAGAACCAGCGGCACTGTTGGGAGAATGAAAATGATAATGTATATTGGAGCCGGCATGAGCGTAGTGGCTATTAGCCGGAAGCCCAGCTCCACTTTGACCTCCGGTAGCACCAATTCCGTTGGTACCTGCAGTAGCACCAAAACCAGGCGCACCTGCCGTGCCAGCATTAGCGCCAGTTCCGATGTTTCCGTCAGCTCCAGTACCACCAGCACCACCCGCACCAGCACCAGTGCCTGCGGCGCCAATATCTCCACCACGGAACTGACGAACAGTTGCTGCGTTATCTACGTAGTACCCAGTGATTGCAGACTCAAGTTCGTTTAATAACGATAAAGCAACAGGGTTTGTTGATGCTTGACTAAGGCTGTATGTTTCTACTGTCGAGGATTGACCAGCAACAGTGCCATCAGATATGGCAGTCGTGTAACCTACGGTCGCACCTATTGTTCCGTTGTTTGTAAGGGTTCCTTTAACAAATACACGAAAACCGTTAGTAATCAAGGTGCAACTGGAATTGACGGTCAAAGAGTCGTAATACATATCTCGCGTAATGACCGTCGGTGTCCCAGTGTTGGAGATAACAACTGTCCCATCGCTGCCGTTGCCATAAACAGTATCGTTACCAATCTTCTGTATATATTCTTTGACCTCTGACCCAGGTCTAGTCCTAATAATTCCACTCATGATTAAACCAACTGCATGTAAATCGAAGTGCCTGAATTAGCACCAGTAACATCAGTAGAAACATTGGCCGGAATAGCAGATGCTGAAGAAACCACTATGACTACTCCTCCTCCTCCTGGCGATGTTGCTGGTGCCGCAATTTTAGCATTTGTGGTCGTGGCAGTACAGGACATGTAACGGGCAGCAAGAATGACCACACCGCCGCCAGCCTCGCTAGACCCACCTGCCCCACCACGCAGAAATGTTATTCCGCTGGTAGCAGTTACCGAATAACCCAATACAGCCTGGCGTGGTTGAGACCAATACTGTGTTCCGCCCTGGGATGCAGTAGGGGTAGTGGCAGTGTAAGTGCTAGCCGCGCTTCCGCCAAGACTGTTGGTAACCGAGGTTCCGACACCCACGGATGTTGCTCCGCCTTGCTGAATAGAGCCGGCGGTTGCAAAGCCTGTCGTAAAACCGATTGTTGAAGCATTGCTGAGAGTCAAAATGTTTTTTACAAAAATCCGATATCCAGCAGGATTCAAACGGACCGAAGCATCAATCGTTAGGTCGTAGAAATACAAATCCCGTGTCATTGTATAGACAGAAGATGATGGTGCCATGGATAGGACGGTTGTTGTTCCGTCAAGGGTGTACGAACCGTCGGCACCGCTACCGTAAACACTATCGGGAGCATCTATAAATGCTCCAAATGGATTCAACACAGGATACTTAGCAATACCGGCCATAACTACACCTCGTAAGCAGTGACAGTTACCGAAACTGTTGTTGCACTTGCAAAGAAATACAATTTCTCGCTTGTCGTAAGTTTTAAGTTTGTATTATACGTAATCGTTTCATTGGCGTTAATTGTTGTTGCTGACAGAATACGGTTAGCAGCAGTATCGGATGAACCAATTCCCAATGTAATCGTGCCCGAACTAGAAGCGGTGTTGCAAAAAATAACCTGCTTGACCACTCCGACTCCTTGCGTTCCAGTACCAGCTGGGGTATAGGTGTTGGCGGGGGTTGTGTATGTCGCTACTGCCGAGACAGCAACAGGACCTAATCGAGTTGGGGTAATAGCCATTAGAAGACCTCCATAAGTAGAATAATTTCTGTATCGTCTGCTCGAACATTAGTAGGACCACTGGCTCCAGTAGGGCCAGTTGCACCAGTTGCACCAGTAACGCCGTCGGTACCAACGTAACCATTTGAACCACTTGGACCAGTTGGTCCTGTTGCACCCGTAACGCCCGTTACACCGGTAACGCCAGCACCAGTCGGACCCGTAACTCCAGTCGGCCCAGTATCACCAGTAACTCCCGTAACTCCTGTTACGCCAGTGACTCCAGCGCCAGTCGGACCCGTAACTCCAGTAACACCCGTAACCCCAGTTGGCCCAGTTGACCCCGTAGCACCAGTGACGCCAGTGTCACCCTTATCTCCAGTTCTAACAAAAGTGATAATTACATCTTGTCCAGTTGTCCATGATGGAGAAGAACCAGCCAGGTATAAGACTGGGACTTTGTAGTATGTAGAAACAAGAGTGTGCAAACCATTTATGGCATAGTAAGCAAACTCTGCGGCATTGCCAATTGCCTCAACCCTAAAATGACCCTTGATTGTAGATGTAGAGTCATCTATTGTTTCCAAGTACGCAGAGATGTCATTAGATGCAAGGTCAACTGGGTCGATATATAAGTAGGTTGCAGTCGCTAGAGCCGAGTCAAACTTTAAGTTCGTTGCGCCTGGGTCTGTATCTGCCGTGTTCGTTAAGTAGTTGTATGTAAACGTTGCTCCACCGAATGAACCAGTGTCACCTTTGACTCCTGTTACGCCCGTTGCACCAGTTACGCCGTTAGAACCAGTTGGACCTGTCGCTCCCGTTACACCTGTTACGCCCGTTACGCCAGTTACGCCTTCGGCGCCAGTAACACCAGTAACTCCCGTAACTCCAGTAACACCGTTGACACCAGTTGGACCCGTTGGACCGTCCACCCCCGTTGCGCCTGTAACGCCGACTCCAGTGACACCAGTAACTCCGGTAACCCCAGTTGCACCAGTTACGCCATTTACACCTGTAACTCCAGTGACGCCCGTAACTCCAGTAACTCCAGCGCCAGTTGGACCCGTAGGCCCATCAACCCCGGTTACTCCTGTTACGCCTGTAACGCCTGTTACTCCAGTAACTCCAGCGCCAGTTGGACCTGTGGAGCCAGTTGGACCTGTGGCACCAGTCGGACCCTGAATACCTTGCGGACCAGAACCACCAATTTCAATCCACTGCGAATCGTAGTAAACAAATGTTTGTGCGGTATCGGACTCAAACCAAATCTGGCCAACAGCAGGGGAACCTGGAGCAGTTTCAGAGATTGTTGCTCCACCAGCTGCGCTGGCGTTAACCCATGCAGTTCCGTTCCATTGCAACACTTGATTGGTCGCAACGCTTGTTATTGTCACATCTGTCAGGTCATCAAGAGATGCAACAGTGGATGCTGTTCCTGGAACAAACTTGGTTCCGTTGTATTTGAGTACTTGGTCGCTTGTCGCACCAGTTGTATCGACTTCTATCCCGTCAATGAAAAGTACGGGGACTTTAAATGTGTCGTCAGTCTTGAGAACATTTGCTTCGTCTCGGTAGAGGTTTACATCTCCACCACCAGTTCCGTCGCCCCAGACGAGACGACCGCCACCCTGTATTTGAAGTCTTGCGAAAGTTTCCTGGTCTACAAAAATTGTCAACCCATCAGAGCCAGCGGATGACAGCTGCTTAATGGCAATTGGGGTTATAAATTTTTGAGCCACGACCTCAATCGCTTCCGTTTTGTTCGATTAGCCCCTCAGGACTAATTTGTTTTTAAAACTTAACCCGTTACTACGATAGTGTAGTCACCTGCTGTAATTGTTCCAAGAAGAGTAACTGTTACCGTGTCGGCGTTCGTGCGAGCAACATCACCAATTACCGTAGCACCACCTGATACCTCAAAAATCTGAACAATAACGTTCGTTGAGTTGAACATGTGGTCAACCTGGGTTGTGGAGGTTCCACCAGCGCTAGCTGCACAGCCTTTGCTTGCGATGCGAGCAAGAGCCGGAGTAGTAGTATTCGCAGTTCCTGCAGACGTTTTAATACCAAGGTTTGTGCGCGCACTTGCTGCATCTGACGCACCAGTACCACCGTCTGCGACAGCAACATCTGTACCGTTCCAAACACCAGTAGTTATTGTCCCAAGGGTTGTGATGGTGTTTTGACCAATGTACGTAGAATCGATGTCAATGGCATCCGAAGAAACAGATATACGACCCGCTGTTCCAACAGCATTAATCGTATTTCCAGTTTTTGTGAGACCGTCACCAGCAGTGATTTGGCCAGCACCAGAGAACTGGACCCATGCGATTGCATCTGTGCCTACAGTGATGGCTCCGTTGCTTGTTACAACCCAACCAGAGTCTGCATTTGCGGTACCTTCTTCAACAAAAGTAAACGCTCCACCGGACACTTCGCCGGTTCCATCAAAATCAGTTGCACGAACCGCGGCGCCAGTTACCTGAACAACGTAGATACCGTTTTCAGACTGGGTGCTTTGGTTCTTTACGAGAACACGGTCCCCAGTAGCGAGAGTTACGCCATCAACCGTATCGCCATCCTCTAGACCTGAAGCAAGAAGTACGGCGGTAGTAGTTGCAGCGCGAACTGACTGCTTGACGTCTAGACCAGAACGCGCAGCATCTACATAAGCCTTGGTGGCAGCATGTGCATCGTCAGTTGGTGTACCAAACTTTGCTTGACCGCTTCCATCTCTTATGACAAGCTTGCTTGCGGTTGCTTCAGATGCGGCATCAGCCAGCTTCGAAAAGTCTGAAGCGGACAACAAACCAGCGCTTGCAGATGTTGCAAGGTTTGGAGTAATCGTGATTTGTCCATTGGACTCACCAATGGTGAGTGCTGTGGCGTGTGAACCACCCGCAATTACACCGGCGAAGTCGCCAACCCCAGCAACGACCTTTCGCCATGCGGCGGCGGTTAAGTCATAAATCTTAATAACACCATCGGCGCTGTTGAAGTACATCCGTCCATCAAATAGGTTTGTCGATGGGTCGCTTGCAAGCACCTCAAAGCTGGAATTAATGAGCTGATTGCGATTGAGGTCAATGTTGGTTAGAAATTTTTGCGCCATTTTTGCTCCACCTTATGTGAGATATGCTTTTCCAGAAAACGCCGAAGAAAACATGACCGTAATCTGAGTATTGCTATTGTATTGTACCTCACCAAATACGTGTGTATCTGCAGAGTCAACAATAGTTACCGAAGGTTTGCCTCCGAGGGTGTGGGTTATGGTCCATGTGGCAGAGGCCGTGCCTTGGGCGTGTTCATGACGACGGGTGTTGGCTGAACCAGAATTTGCTCTAACGGTTACTAGATTTGGAGACTCTTGATTGACGATTACCTGATTAGCGGTGTCCTGATTGATATAAACCTGATTAGGAGTATTGCTCATCGGGTAACCTCGGGTATCAAAGTGACATCCCCGCGGATAACTTTTGATACTGTCCCACCAGTACTTATGATTTCTAGGTCATAGACACCACTGCTTGTAATGGTTGCTGTGTCAGCGGCAGTAATACTCAAAGAAATTTCGTTGTTTTTAGTAGGCGACTCAGCAATGTTGGGATTAATAGCTATTCGACCATTCTCTGTAGTTAAGGTAATCATTGGAGTTGTTGTGTCAATGGTTCTACGAATATGCATCCGAGCAGTAAAACCAGACAACGCAAAATTTTCGAAAGTTGCACCCGTAGGGTCTGTTACTAGGTCTGGTTGCTCAACAGAGATAAGGCGTCCAAAAGTCGACCCTTGTTCTATCGTCATGTTGTAAATTCCAGCAATCATGGACAGACTCTCCTAGGTGTGCACCTATTAGAGTTTAGGCTATTTGCCTCAATCAAAATGGAACCCCTAAGGCAATATTGCCAAGAAATGAGTTTGGTTATAGAACTGAAGGAGAGTTCTTGTTTGCTCCAACTTTCTTCAATCCCATGCTTATTGCCATGGAGGCCACGACTGCGGTAACACCGATTTCTAGGTTTGCAGAGTCGGTCAATGCATCAAAATCAGAACCGGCTGCAACCCATGCACCAAGAAACGCTGTAATAAAGGTCTTGACTGCTTGCTCAACTGCCTGCTTAATAAATGCTGAATTCATTTTTTCTCCTTGCTGGGGGTATTGCCAGCAACCCCATAGTACCCCCGAAAGAGTTGGTCACACAGTAAAGCATTATCCGAGATAATTATATTGATAATCTTGCTTTTAAAGCGACTATGCCTACTATTCTTCTTCGCCAAAACCTTCATCTAAGACGCTATTTTCTCCGCTCAATATCATATCCTCAGCAGACCGAAGCATCCCAGATGCAAGCCATGGGGTCATTGACATTGAGCAGGATATTGAAAGCTCCGTTCCAGATTCGGTAACTATTTCAGCAACAATTATAAAATTTGCTATTAATTTATCTGGAAGAGAATCACGAACAAAAGAATCAAAGTCGTATTTTGTGTTTTTTTTGTCATCTTCGTCCATGTGTCTCCTATATTAATACATGCGTTACTTTGACTCCGATTGGCTTGGCGTAATAAATAGCTTCATTAACAACACTAAGAGATTCTCCAATTTTTTCCTCAGATGCGCCGTATGTTTGCTCCCATGGTGTTTCTACCAAAACCGTAAATGGTCCATTGTTCTGAAGAGTTATTTGAATTTCTTTATCCCCAATCATTAATCTTTTAACGGCTTCCTCGATTGCGGTTACGGAGCCAGAATTTATACCGTAATAACCATTTTCTGTTTGCCACTGCAAGAATTCTTTTTGTAGTTCGGCCGTGTTCTGGGGTGGTTCTAGGAGTGCCGATGTGGTAAATCTCAAAGCATCCCCTCCGTTCAAAGTACTAGAACCATCACCCTCGGTTGCTCCAAGAACAAATGCGTCTGATGGGTCTAGGCTTGATTCAAGTTTTGAAATTGGTTCAGTTCCAGTAAACTGAGCAAGCCATTTTAGTTCGTCTGTGTCTGCTACGTCCGGGTTTACAAGATGGCTTTTTGTTAGGTCATTGGTTTCGTCGTAACCTTCAGAAATATCATAATGTTGAAAAGAAAAAGACTGTTTTAGGGCTCTGTCGAGACCCTCAAAAGCAACATCAACAAAACGTTGCAAAGCAAAATCTGGGTTTTGCTGTAATTCTTCGGTATCAAGATACTCGTTGGGGATGTGTCTCATCATCTGCAGTAAGGCTTCTCCAAGCCTTCCGGCGTCCACAGATGAACACAAAACCGGACTAGTAAAATATATTTTGTCTGATTGACTATCTGGAATAAATTCTATTTGAATAGAAACAACCGGATTTGGGTTGTTGTAGCTTGGAACATACATTTCGGTTGTTCTATAAACTCTCCATGCTGGATTTGCTAAAGAACTAGAATAAAGAGAACTTGTTGCTGGTGGAATTTCAAAATTTGTTACACCAAATGACTCAATTTGGCTACCATCATCAAATATCTTTACATTTATGTCTCCGCCCGCTGGCATGCTTGCGCCAAAAGTCAATTGCGCAGCGTACTTGTAATCCGAAGGGTCCATGTTTACTGCATCTATTTGCACATAACATGCGCTTGCTGTCGGGGTCAGCTCAATCTGTTTGAATTCACTGCCGACTCTTATTTCCGAACTCAACAAATTTGTATAGGATGCACCAGAAATATACCATTCGCCAGAACCACCAAGCGAATCAAGTGTCTCCGCTGAACCGGTAAGACGATTAAAAACTGAAGCCATTACAAAACAACAATTTCGACAATGGCTTGAGGCAAGCTCCCTGCATATAAGGATTCATAAGACGTAAGCGCTGCCCCAACTGACACCTCCGAAACCAATAGATTATTTCCATATGGAACATCTGGGTACTGTGGAATTGATGTACTAACGTCCGAAACGTACTGAACACCGTCAACTGATAATATTTTTCCAACTAGGTCAAATATTCTTAACGACGAATCAAACTGCGGCCATTGATTTGGAGAAACAAAAGACTCAATCTCAGTCTTTACGTCAGTTGAAACCGTGGTTGAGTTAAATCCAGCTCTTACCGAAATTGTTGCTTCTATATTCACATAATAAACAGAAGCATCAATGACATCAAAAATCAATCCAGCAGCAACACGAGACTCAATATCCGATTTAATTGTATTTTTTGTATCTCTTCCAACTGGGATTCCATCTTCTCCAAGTACAAAAATTGCAAAATATCCAGGCTCTTCATTGTTTTCTGTATAGCTTGAAAGAAGAGTGTCCATCATGACAACATCGACAAACTCACCTACCGATGATGTTGAAGAAATATTGTCTGTGTAGGTTATTAAAGACTGGGCTGCATTAAGGGTAAGACTGTTGGATGTGGTCGTATATATACCACTTGGGAATATAGCAGAATATGTTGAGTTTCCATAAAATTCTGGAGTTATCATTCTGTATGTTGTTCCAGGGTGGGCAGAAGCGGAAGAAGCAAATGCCTGATTGACATATGCGCTTGCAGATGTTCCGGAGTGATACCCGCTAGCTGATGTTGCAGTAAATGCAGTTGGGCGAACAAGGTCATAAACTTTGCATCTTTTTACATTTGAGTAATTTAGAAGAACATAGTTTTCTATTTGTGTCGCAGTATTCAAGGTTGAACTCAGAGACTGAAGATATGTTGCAGCTCTATTCAAAAATTGAGTTTCTGTTTCGCTTGAGTCACCCTGAGAAACAACTGATGTGGTTGTGCAAGAAAATATTACCGAGCTTGGAGAAGCTGGGAGAAACTGTGTCCCTATGGATATTGACGGTATTACTCCATTAATCAATGATGTCAATGTTGCGGTTACTGTGGTTGCAGCACCAGCAGCTGTAGCAGCATCATCTAAAATGAATGGCAACTGTATTACTTGCGAGCCATCAAAGTAGTCATATACAAACGATGTTCCAGCATCTACTGTCTGCCCTGCATCAAAAAATTCAATTTCTACATCAACTGTTGCTGCAGTTGATTCTATTCTTGTAACACCCATAATTTTCAGAATGCCTTCAACTAGGCCGTTTGGAAGTCTGTTTATTGCACCTATGGAAAGAGCTCCAACATATGCTCCAGCCTGAAGAATTGCGTCTTCTATTGTGCCAGGCCGCGGGTTGAATTCAGGCAAGGCGGTTTGGGCGTATGTGACAGCATCTTGGTACACCGAAGCTGGCTGTTCATCAAAACCAGAAAAATTTATATATGTACTAAAGTCTGGAGACGGCATTTTTCCTACAATTCATAAGAGACATTTATTCTATCCGCACCACTTGAATCTGGTCTTCCTCTATCGATTGACGTAATTATTATCTCAGGCCAAAAAAAATTAATTGACTGCCTAAGCCCTTTTGGTTCTCCAGATTCAAATGTTGGGTCAATTGTCCCATACGATGGCTCAAGCGGGTGTTCACCTGGGGTGGTTCGCAACGTTAGAGCTATAACTTGGTCATATTGAGCTGTATCTCCGTCGTAGATTAATTCAGCAGTTCCAGACTGGTCAAATGTAAGTGGAAATTTCAACATAGGCATATATTCATTCTCCCATCATTAATCAAAATTCGCCTGCACCCAGGCCTTAAGTTCAAGTATCTCATCATCAACATATTTTTTTGTTGCAGCATCCGTTGCCAGGATTGGGTCATCCACCCCGCTTATTCTTTTATTTGTTGACTGGGCACCAAAAACGGCAATTTCGGTTTGTGCTCCATCAAGAAAACCAACCAAGACTCCGTCACCGATTGATGGGTATCGTGAAAAAACTTTACATGGACCAAATATTTGGTTTTGTGCAAGTTTTGGAATGTTTACAAAAACTCCCCCACTCACCCTGACCACTTTCCCAATAAAAACGCTGTTTGGAATCAATGGGGAACTAGTCGCTTTTGATGGGTTTGAAATTGAGTAGCGAGGACTAGAGGGAACTAACATTTTGCCTACTCTTCTGGTTTTGTCTGGTCTTTGGGTTTTTGCGGAGTACTGAAATTTATCTGAACAGGCTGAGAATCAAACTCGGAAAATGAAACCCCATTAACTATATATCCGCCCCTAAACATACCCGGAACACCGGTAAAAAAAACAGTGTGACCAGGTCTAACCAATTTCCCGTTTGGAGATTTTAATGTAGCTGTACCATCTCCTTCTAAGCCGTCATTCTCGGACCTTCTTATGTCGGGCCATGTTGTTAATTCAAAGTCCTTGACATCTCCGCCATTAATAGGATTTGGGTTATATGTTAGGTCAATGTATTTTTTGGTCACGGTTTTTTTGTTTTTTATTTTTGAAATAGAATCTGGGCCAAATTGCCACAGAAGCCATTGCATTGAGCCATATATGAGCTGACCATCAACTTCAAATAGTTGATATTGGTTTGTACTAGCAGCCCCAGTCAACACTGTCCATACAGAACTGTCGGCACCGCTGGATGTTCTAGCCTTAAACAATGCTTGTTGCTTACCTGTTTTTTGGCCGTAAAATGGCATGCTGTATTTTCTGGCAATAGCCTGTGCGTACTCATAGCCATTAGTTCCAGCAATTAATTCTGGTTTTTTATCTCTTTTCATCAACTGAACATTCTTAGGCCAACACCTAATGTTTACAACTGGTGAGCCACCAGTTCCCGGAGCTGTTGCAACCTCTCCAATCTCGTAAGCTCTACCACGATACAAAACATCTCTTCTTAGGTCAAAATACCTTCTGTCAAAATCCGTGCTAGCCCCAACTACGCCGCTGCCAGTAAGGCTGTAATCACTGTCTATGTACTGAACTGAAACCTCTGTTGACGCCTTGTCCGAGTAACTTACCGTCAAGGAAGTCATTCTTTTGGCAAGTGTCTCTGATTCATCTTTTCTGAGTCCGGTTATATTAAATGTCGAAATTATATTTTCTATATCCAATCTGTCCGATATCGCATAATCGTTGCTGTTATATTGAGAAGCGTTTAATTCCTCAAATGTTTTTAGCCTTATCTTTTCTAGTTCGTGTAGTTTTTCGGCTGCTATAACTGCGATTAATTTTGATTTAGTTTCACCGTTTGGAAGTTTGTATTTTATTTTTTTTCTTTCAAATATTCCCAAATGCAAACCATCTTTTAGGTATTGAGCCCAAGCTTGTGCCTCGGTATATATTTTTTTTCCATCTACACTCAACAGTGGAAGATTTATCTCGCGCTCTTGTTTGCCTATCCTTTTCGACAAAGTAGCCGTTATGAGAGTTGAAATATTTGGGCCGGCTGGGTCAATTATGGTTGAACCGTCGGTTTTTGGGCGTGTTCTAACCATGGGCCTAGCACGGATATTAATATTTCCAGCAATAATTGGTTCTGGCTCGGAGGGATACCCTTCGTAAATTGATTGTGCCATTGTTATTCCGTATTTTTGATAAGTTCATCAAGTGATATGGTTTTTATTGATTTACCAGGTTGGGAAATTTTAACCAAATATGCCACAGCCTTTTTGTAACGTTCCGAATCAGTTTTGCCTAAATAACTTCTAAATCTGGTAGAATTTCTTTCCTGCAGTCCATACAAGTACCTTTTTGCTGCGGCTTCCAGTAAAGTGTTGAGAGGTGTGGATGCAGTTGTTGTGTCGGTGTCAACTCGTCCCTTAGTTGATGGGAAGCTGTAACCAGCCGACCCCGGGACAACAACAGATTTGGATTCCAGGACAAATGGTGAGTTGATTGCTTTGTCTGTTGTTGAGTACGTTATTACTTTGGGTGAAATTACAGGATAAGGCACACGAAGTCCACTGGTTGGATTATTGTACTTAAATGTCGTGGGAGAAACTTCGGATATTTCATACACAAATTCAACCTTGTGAAGGTTTTTTATGTCGTCGGGTAAATTAGCAGTCATTTGAATTTTTACCTTATCTCCCTTCTTAAGTCCATGATTTGTTGCAGTAGTAATTTTAACTTTTCCGCCAACTTCTCCTTCTATTGTTGCGACGTTGCCAGTAACGCTCGCAACGCCAGAACCACTTCCAGTACCTCCAGCCAAACCTGTTCCTTTTGGTATCGTGTAGGTAAACTTTGGCAATGTAACAAATCTTTCATTTGTTCTTGCAAGGTATTCAACCAATGAAATATTGCAGGTAACTGCTGTTGCTTGCCCATTCCGATTTACTCTTGTTACCTGAAATGACATTGAATCTATATTCCATGTTTTTAAAGCTAGAGCAGAATGCACATTTAGGAAGTTAACGGGTCGTGCGTCAGTAGCAAAATCCTGCAAAAGAACAATATGTGAATCGACCGAAGCGTTAAGCGAGTCATATGGGATGGCTAATAAAAATTCAAAACTACATCTTTCAAGTTTTTGGGAGGTTGCGTCAACTAGTGGAAGATTTAAAGGTCTTGGAATTTCTGTATACAGAACCCCAGCTCCATCATGGGTAAATGTTGATATACCAAAGGGGAATTCATAGCTAAGTGCGGTCTGGGTTTGTCCATTAATGTTGGCTTGATACATTGAGCGTATTAATGTGCCGGTAGATACGACCGTTCCCGGCTTTCTGTCTCCGACTATTATTGATGTGGATACAGAGCGTCTGGTTCTAGAGATAGCCATTTAGTATCTTTCTCTGAAATTTCTTTGCGCTTTTTCAATTTCTTGAATTACTTGTCTTGCTATTTCTTGTGGAGACTGGTTTTGAGCTCCATAAACATTGACCGTTACCGGAGCTACGGCTACCCCACCACCACCAGACGACGAGCCATTCCTAGACGACACCCTTGTCGTACTCGTGTCTCCAAGTGGTGGAACAACATGCAGGTGTCTAGAACTAGCGGAACCATGGAACTCCGCAAACCCTCCAGAGTCAGAAATCATTTTTGCGTACTGGCCTAGGTTCTGGCCGGTGAGGTCATAAGCTCTTCCGGCTGCATGGTCGGAACTTGGAGAACCAAGACTCGTGGTCCTAAAAGCGCTTGTTATCTTTCTTGAACCAGTTAATGCTGAATCAAATCGAGAATGTGCGGAAAGCGTTCTACTCAAATTCCTTGAGGTTGACGTATCCCCAATCATTCCCCTTCTTGGACTACTTGTATCCATTGGCTTAACAAAACCAGCAGCAAGCATATCCGTCCACCATTGTGGTTGCGTTTCCCACCATTCTGGGCTTGAGTCAAATCCTGAAGCAATAGCATCCAAGAATTGTTGATGCAACTCTCCTGCTATTTTGTCAAGGCTTCCAGAGAGTATTGCTGCTTGCATGTTGTTTGTGGTCTCAAAAGTTTTTGCATCGTCTTGGGTAAACTGTGTACCAAATTTACTATTCATCAGCGCTACAATTTCTGCGCCAGTATTTACATTTGCCATATCTCCAGATAATAGGAATTTTTCAAACCCTTCTTGGTCAAATGTCCCACCGGTTATTGCTGATGCAATTCCCTCACTAAAACGGTTTCCGGCAATATCACCTCTTTTGAATTGAAAATCGCCAAGACCCATTAATCCGCTTATTCCTGGTGTTCCAATTTTTGAGGCATATCCTGAAGCTGCTGTTTCAAATGCAACCTGTGCGTTGCTTTGTCCACTGTACAAACGACCACCGATATTTTCAGTTTTTGTGTATGCGTTCTGTAGGCCTTTATTCCCAAAAAATGGAGATGTGGGGTCTGTAAACATTGAACCGTCTGCAAAACTTTTGAAAACTTCTAGTTGTTTCTTGGTGTCGTCTGGATACATCGATGAAACATAGTCGGACATTGTTTTTTCATAGTTCGCAAAATCATCCTGGGTTGCACCAGAACCAAGGTCTAATAAATCTTTTTCACTTGATTTCAAAGAATCGAATGCGTCACGTTTTGCTCTGATTTTGTCCAACTCATTTAAGGCTGTAGTTCTTATGTCCTGAATCGCATTCTTGATACTGTCGGCTGTTTGTCTCATTGCTAAGCCCATGTCTGTGAAATTGTCAATCACCGACCTTGATGAGTCAAAAAGGTCCACGCCGGTCGTTTTGGCTAATTTGAATATTTCGGCTCTTGATTTACCAGTGGCCAAAGTGAGTGCATTTACATTGTTTTCAAACTTTTTGTAAGCGTCACCTTGCATTGCCAAAGCCGTGCTATTAGATTCAAGTTGATTTATAAAAGCACCATCGTTCATATCAATAGCTTTTGCTTGGTCTTTATCTATTACGCCAGATTTGAGTAGGTAGTCCCTAACAGCACTATCTCCTGAGCCAGCACGAGACATTTCTATTGCTTTGTTGTATATTTTTTTGTCTCTATCAATTTTTGATGTAGCGGATAAAGTGCTTAGGGTGGGGTCGTTAAGAAGCGCTTCAATGGATTTTGCCCCTGTTGCCCTAACCATATCGTCAGCAATACCTTGAGCAATTTTTTTCCTTCTTGATTGAACTGTAAATATTCCGACTGCAGTTCCTATTGCAAAACCCAAAGCTTTTCCAATTGCTTGAGCCTGAGGTGGCAATCCAGCCGTAAGCATTGTGGAAATTTGTGCACCAGTAACACCACCAGCTATTGCTCCAGCTGCGTAATTAGTTGTCTTTGAAAGTACGCCGGCACCAGCGCCTATCATCGCTCCCCTTTTGCCAAAATACGAACCAGCAAGACCCATGTCAACTCCAGCTCGAGCCGTGTCGTTCCCTATTCTTGAAGTAACACCAGAAGCCGTAACCATCGAACCAAGCATGCCAAGACCAGGAGTAAAAGACCCTCTTAACCCAGCCTGAATAGCCTCAGTCCTGCCCGCCATTGCACCGCCAAATTTTTGTTTCATACCAAAAACTGCTGCTTGTCTGCCAGTTACGGTTTTTCCAGTAAGTGGGTTTGTGATACCACTCATTGCGTCTTGATAACCGGGTCCAGAAGCTCTGGTACTCAAGTCCCCCAGCTCCCCAGTTCTTGCAGCTTTTGCTAGTTGTTTATATGTGAGCTTGCTTAAAGATTTTCTTGCGGCTTTTGCTGCTCTTAGTTCCGTTTTAGTGGTTATTTCTTTTCCGGTAAATGGGTCAAACATTCCTTTCATTGCTTTGGTCATTCCGGTATTTTTATTTCTACCAGTTTGAGTTCTGTACATTTCGGTTGCCGTAATTGCCCCCTGATTTGAAACAGACAAAGGATTACCGCTCATAGCGGCTGTAATTCCTCCCGACATTTTTGTTCTAAAACTTCTTCCAGATGTAAACGCATCGGTAATTCTAGTTCTGGCTGAGCCAAAACCAAATTCTCCAAATAATGATTGTGATAGTGGTTGATATAAGGCGGCTTGCTGATACCCATATTTACTCGCAGTGGAAGGTCCTGTCTTTGCACCGATTCCACCGCGTCCTCTGTAACGACGTCTACCCTTGATACCCGCATACAACAAACCCATTGTTACTGCGGAGGATAAAATAGGACCCATTCCAGCATCAGTGGTGCCACTCTTTCCACCGCCTCCACCAAGTTTCCCGGTAAGACCAATAACCGCAGATAGTCCACGAACTAGTGCCGCTATGCCGTTTACGACTTGAGTTAGCACGGGAAGAGCTTCCGTAAATGCCACTTTCATTGCAGCAAAGAAATCAAAAAATGAGAATATCAAACCCTCAAGAGCATTTCCCCATTTTAAGAACTGTTCTTTGTTGTCTTCCGCAAGATACCCAAGTTGTTCGGCATTTCTGCCAAACCCTTTAAATATTGCAAGTATTGGTCCGGCAAATGTATCAATTATTATTTTTGAACCAGCTCTAAATTTATCCAAAGAATTAGCAAATTGCGCAAAAGATGCCCTAAGGTCAAAAAACGTTTTTCTTAGCCAGTTGGCTCCGCCGCTTATTTTGGGCAAATATTCCCTTAGGAGTTTTACGGCAAAATTTTCAATTGTGTTTCCAATTGTTATTAAACCGGGCAACATTGTTCCTGTTGCAAAACCGCTTATTATTCCTTCAGTTCTTCTAAACATATTTCTAAAATTTTTATAAAAAGACTCAAGAACATCTTTTGCTGGTTCTAAAAGTTTTCTACCAAAATCGGTTAGTTGAACAACTATATCCGTCATAAACATCTGGAACTGACCAACAAGTGTTTCTTGCATCTTGTAGTTTCCGCCCACACCTGCACTGCTGGCCAGTTGCCCACTCGAAAGAGCTGCAAGTATCGAGCTTGATGATTTGTTTTTTTGCCCGGCAACAGCTTTTGCAAACTCAGGACTAACAGCCTGAGCGGCTGCTGTAGCTTTTGAATCAACCTTTTTTGCTTTTGTTACCAGACCAATGAACTGAGAAAGGCTTTGGAATGCTTTTTTAGGGTCTTCTGCAGTAGTCGTAAAATCAAGTGCCCCAGAAAGTGCTTTTCTTTGAGCGGCTCCAACCGGTGCCTGTTTTGCCATTGCTGTATAGGCTTGACTCAATGCAACAACACCCATTGTCGCAAGAGAAGTATCTTTCGCAAAATTCCTCATTGCGCTTGACGACTGTTCCATTCCATCACCAAGGTCGCTAACTCCCTTGTAACTAAATGCCGTCATTGCTGCTTGGTATTCCTGAAATGCAGCTAGTCCTATTCCAATCGCCGCAGTAACCGACGCAAGTGCTCCGGCGAGTAACCCTAGGGAAGCCTGATACGCCTTAACCGTTAATCTTCCAAGTGTATATAACGCATTAACCGATGCCAATGTTGCAGCTGTTATTACAAATTCTATGCCCAACGCAATAACAGTCCAAAATAGTGCTCTTGTGGATTTGTTCAAAAAACCCAAGAGTTTGGTTGATGTCATCGTTTGGTTGTTGAAATTCTTTGTTGCTCTAGCCGCACCCACTGCTCCACCGGAGTAAGACGCAAAAGAGGAACTTGTCTTATTTAGAGACTTGCTAAATTTATTAGAATTTGTTGAACCATCGCCCATTGCGCCATTAAGTGCGTTCACCTGTGCAAGCACAGACGCAAAATCTTTCTTGCTTGTGGTTACATTTATTTTGATTGTTGCGCGTGCGTCAGCCACGGATTACCTCAGAATAACAATAGGAGGACACACCTAGTTTAGCGTGATTCGCTCTCCGCACGTTTACGGTCTGCCTCAATTACTTTTGCGCACGCATACCTAATCAACCACTCATCTGGTTCCGAGTTAAGTATTACGATTGGGTCTGTTCCCCACAGTTCGCCAAGCCTGGCTGCTGCGGCCACTCGAGGGTCTTCGGAAAGTTCCTCTATGACCGCTTCGTAGGGTTTTCTGTAGCCTCCGCGGTTATTGTGTCGCCAAAGCCACAAGCTTCAATGATTGCAAGGGCTGCTGCCTCAGCATGAGCATCCAAGCCAAAAAATTTCTGAACTGCGTCTGGAACCGCTTTTGTTGTTTCTGTCATGGCTAGGATTATGGATGAACCAAATGTGCATGGCCATCCATCATCAAGAACTTCTTCGCCGTTTAAAAACACGCCTTTTGTGGTTTGACCCACAACAGTACAAGCAAACTTTGTTGCATCCATTCCCTTCGGGGAATCTCCGCCACACTGTTTCTGCCACGCCCTCATTTGCTGCTGGGTGACATTTGGACTGACGAGCAACTTAACGCCTGGGCGTTCTGGAACCTCAATAAAAACTTCTGCCCGCTCCACCTTTTTGGCAATAACGGACTTTAATTGATTGAGTATAGTTTCTTCTTGAATTTCTTTAGGAGCTGATTTTTCTGTCATGCCCAAAATCTAGCACACGCCCAATGCCTAGTGGCAGATGTGTTTTTATGCGAACGAGTAAGTATCAAGAGCGACATCTGCAGGACCCTTGTTCACTGAGAACGTGAGCGCAAATGTTGCTGGAGCACCAGAAGAAGAGTCTCCATCTGGCTCTGTCATGCCGACCAAGAGGCAGTTTGCGTATGCCCTGTCAGGCTTACCCGAAGAAACATCACAGTTTAGATAAAAAATAGTCACATTATAAAAAGCTACACCAACAAACTGGCGAAGCTTATTCAAGGTTCCCCTCTCCAAATCATCCCAGTGCTTGGTTAGAGTAATGTCTCCGACTTCGGATGGGGCACAAAGTAGTTCAGGAAACTTCTCTCCACCGACATAGATTTTTTCTACGGCGGCGGTTATCTCCCCACCCGAAACTTGGGCAAAATATCCAGTAAGTTCTGGATGGACCGTTGGAAGAACCGGTGAAATTTTTGCCAATATTTGACGCTGGGAATGTTTAGACATTATAATTTTCCTCCGTTTAACCTAGCGAAGCTGTAAGGTTTGATTTTGTGATTTCGACTTCAATAGTGTCACCTATGCTTGACACTCTTGCGCCGACCTTAGCTTTAACCACTCCCGTGGCAAGCTGTGAAATTGGGTTGATTGCGTCATTGACCTGAACTGTGTAACCAGAGTCAATAAGTTTTCCGTTTCCGTCATACAACGCAAACAGTCCACCAGATTTTGCAATTGGGTCAAGCACATTGATTAGCACGGCTGCAACCTCGCCGAACAAACTTCCTCTGCCGTCAATCACCGAGAACACAAGTGATTCAAGCCCCATCTGGGCTTGATTAACTATATCATTGAGTGTTTCTCTGGCGTTAATATATCTAAAGTTGTCTGTATCTGACGAAGCTGAACGTGCACCATAAATTCTTACAGTTCCGGCAATAATTCTAATTGGGTTGATATAGACAAGGTTCAAAGCATCAGACTGAGTTGATGAAATTGTTGTCTGAACTCCAGTTGCAAAACGTGCAACACTCTTGATGCCTGCATACGCGTTCCATGAGCCAAGCAGGTTGTGCACTGCAGCTCTCTTGGCAGCAACATAGGCTTCGCAGGGAACAGAAATTGTCAAATTGCCTCTTGGGATTTTTACCCAAGGATAGAACCATGCGGCGCTTTCGGCACCATCGCTATCTTCGTAGGTTGAAGTTACGCTCAAAACATCGTTAACCGTGTCGTCTTTGTCAAAACCAAGCAAAGCAATTCTATTGTTTGTTTTTGCGTGGGCAATCAATGCCTCATAAACAGTTTGTGTGTAAAATCCGGGAGCTGCTACAGCACCAGGTCCAAGTGTTGGGATGAAAGCATCAATGGCGGTTAAGACGTTTGCGTCTGTGACCGTAGTTCCGTCGCTTCCTGAGGTGAATACCAATCTAGATGCGGACGTAACTACTGCTGGAAGCGTATTGTTTGCTCCAGCCACAGCTGTTACATATAGGGCCGCAACTGTACTATTGTTGATTTCATCAACCAACTCAGCTCTTGTTGTGCAGGTTGGAGTTGAGTAGACAAGGTCATCGTCTGAGAAAATACGAACTCTGGCATTTGTTCCTGCTGTTGGTTGGGTGACTTCTACTTCAAGAACTCCCGAGTGCGGCCATGTGCCTTCGCCCGAAGCAATCAGGGTTATGGATGTTCCAGAGGTACCTGGAACTGCACAGGATGCACTTGTTGCATCAGATGGGATTACTCTTGAAATATAGGCTCGTGAGCCACCTTCTTCAAAGAACATTTGTACTGATTCGTGCACATAACCAGAAGATGTGTATCCGCCGTATATTGCGTTGTAATCGGAAAGACTGGTGATTAACTTTGCATCACCCTCTGGACCTTTTTCGGTTACACCAGCTAGAAACAAAGTCGATGTAGGTGAAGCAGTAGTAGCTACCGAACCTGTTCTTACTGCCGTGGTGAGTACGATGCCCGCCATTTGTTACTCCTTTGGTTTTTGCCTAGAATTTCTTAAGTTCTTTAACCATAGCGATGATACCACCATAGTAGAACCTTTTTGGCAACTCATTTTTACAAACTTTATTTCTAAGCTACCTATATATATTAGCGTGTCGGACAACATTTCCCATGAGGAGACCGCCCGCCCGAAAAAATACTTTCTGGTTTATTTTTTTGTTTTTTTAGTATTTTGTTGACGACAACCCTTAGGGAGAAATCGCTATCGTCCACCGAAAATTCGATTAATTGGAAAATGCCCTTAGATATCTGCTTGATTACCGTAATATCAAATGGGTTAACTGCCGCGTAGGAGTCAGGAGACATGTAGTTGCCCTCAGAGTCTGCCACCACAGTCCGTCCAGATATGTTTTTTACCTGAATCATTCCAGCAAATCTTTGTGGCAAAACCGGGTATTCCTCGCCCAATTCTTCAAAATTACTCATTTAGATACCAACTTGAAGGACTTTGCCATTCAAGGTCAATTTCTGAAACCACACCCAGATTGTCTCTTTCTATCGTTTCTTCAATTCTCAAATCATAAGAAATATATGCACCAGCAAGATATCTGTCGCCTTTTAGTAGGGTTAATTCGGAGTACTCTTCATTAATCGAGGATTCTTCGATTAATGCTTCTCTCTCTGGGTTTGACCTTTGCAAGCATGGATGGTCCATCAGAGAAGACCTAACAACCGTAGTGAGCCTGTCTCTCATCAGGGTGGTGTCTTGAGCGCCGTCGCTACGTGCCCACACATATGTGCGCATTGCGTAAATAACATTGTATTCAGGATTGTTTGTTGAGCTGAATCCAGTACGAGCTAAAGACTTTGTTGACAATGCAACAGTTATTATTGTTGGCCATTTGTCCATAGCCAATGGTTCATAGGCAAATATATCCTCTATATCCGGAAGCTCACTTGTGCTGAGATTCCATGAGTTCCTATAACGATTCAGCCTAGTAGGCATCTCGGATATCAAATATTCGTTAACGAACTGCTTTGCATACTGTGGTCCATACATAACTTCTGCAGGCATCAGACACCAGGAACCTTGCTTATACCGGCAACATAGTTAGCAACTATCCCACTTGCAAATTCAGCAAAACCAACTGGTTCGTAAACAACTTGTCTTTTTGGCATTTTAAAAGTTCCAGTTTGGTGAAATCTTGCGTAAGGTATTGCTGTGCCAATTTCAAAAGATGTTGCTGTTTCATTTTGAACTAATGGTGTTATGGTCAGTGACTCCATCAATGCGCCAGTCCTAACCATTGTTGGGGCACCTGGAAAACGTATTGATTTCCATGCAGCATACTTTGCATCAAGTGGTTTCCAGCCACCAACAGGCAATCCGTTTGTTGCGAAGTTTGCAGCATTCATTGCCTGTACCTGTTTTTTTAAAACCGGAAATACTGGAGAAGTAAATGAACCCCTGGTGCCTATTTCCGCAAGCATTTCGTAGGCTTCGGAAAAGTCTGGTTCAAATTCAACTCGTGAACCACCCGGCCTGCTTGAGCCAATAGAATCAATAGAATTCTCTAAAGCCTTAAATTCCCCAATTACTTTTAACAATGATTTTTTATCAAAATCAGTGTCAAGTTTTAAAGAGCGGTAAATCTGTCTTGGAGAATCCATTATGCAATTCGTCTTCTCTTGTAAGACTTCATTGCTGCTAATTCTTTTTCAAGGAACCCTGTTTCAAGAGGTGCAACATTTCTTGTATTTAAATCTTTTAGTCCAACAACATCGTCGTGCATGTTTTGAACTTCTCGAGAAGCAGCTCTCAGAATCATTAACTTAAACATTTTTATGGCAGAGCCGTCAAGCCCTCCGGTGTAAGTAATGCTTACGACGTCATTTGGGAATCCTCTATAAAGCTCAATACCGTATCTATGCACAGTGTAGTCATTGCCTGTGGCAGTGGCTAAGCCACCAGATACATATGAACCGGTGGCTCCAGCAGCATCACCAACTGTAAATGCTGTTGAAGTTACTGCTGTTATTTCTAATCCGCTAATCTGGAGAGTCGAAGGATTGATGTTTGAAACTGTAACTCTCTGACCAATGGTGAAGTCGTTGTCTGCGGTAAAAACGACCGAAGAACCACTAGCCGAAGCAGATGTTATCGTGGCTTTTTTTTGCATTGCTTCAGCGAGATTGACTGGAATGG